GATGATGACCGTGGTATGATGATACTTGATAAAGAGAATAACAAAGAGCCGGAGTTTATTAACTGGCCCAACTGTCCTAAGTACCGTACTGTAACACTTAGTAACCTAATTGACAACGCAGATACCTTTATTAAACCTAAAATGTACTTGAGAGTAACGCTTGACCTTCCTATTAGTTACGAAGAAGCAAGCTTTATCAAGGAAACATTCATTACCCAGTACAACTGTCGTGAGATCACACTTATTGCACAGAAGCACTTAGAAGAAATGAGTACAGAGCTTGATATTGCACAGTTTGAAAGTGTAGATCAAATCGTAAGCAATGAAATAGCAGAACTTGACACTACTAACTTTGATAAAAGTTTGTTGTTGCAAATATATAATGGACTAGAATCATAATATGATAAAGATTAAAGACCTAACCGTAAAAAACTTTATGAGTGTGGGCAATCAGACTCAAGCAGTAGACTTTGACCACGAACAACTAACATTGGTACTAGGTGAGAACCTAGATCAAGGCGGTGATGACAGTGGATCACGTAATGGTACCGGTAAAACTACTATTATCAACGCTTTGTCCTATGCATTGTATGGTACAGCACTTACAAACATCAAACGCAACAACTTGATCAATAAAACTAACAGCAAAGGCATGATAGTAACATTGCAATTTGAAAAAGATGGCAATAGTTACCGCATTGAACGAGGACGTTCGCCTAATTTCTTTAAATTCTATATTAATGATCAAGAATCATTAGTAGACGAGTCACAAGGCGACAGTAGACAAACACAAGACGATGTTAATACACTGTTGGGTATGAGTCATGACATGTTTAAGCATATTGTTGCACTAAACACTTATACCGAACCGTTTTTAAGTATGCGTGTTAATGATCAGCGTGTTATCATCGAACAATTACTAGGTATTACTATACTATCCGAGAAAGCTAACTTACTTAAAGAGCAAACTCGTCAGAGCAAAGACGCTATCACTGAAGAGACACTAAAGATTAATGCTATTCAGACTGCAAACGAAAAGATTGAAGTAAGTATTGAACAATTAGCCGGTAGACAACGTGCTTGGGTGTCTAAACACAAACAGGACCAAGATAAATTAGCAAATGCTATTGATCAACTGGAACATTTAGACATTGAATCAGAACTTGAGTCGCATGAAAAGTTAGCTAATTGGACTGAACACAATAATAAGATAACTTCTCTGAGAAAGGAACTAAGCACACTGGAACCAGCACTACAACGTGCAGATAAGAGTGTTGCAAAGCTTGTTAAGGACATTACAGATCTTGATGATGCAACTTGTTACACATGTGGTCAAGAATTACATGCAGACAAGAAGGCAGAGATCGCAGAGCGCAAAGATAAAGAACTTATTGACGCAAATGCTTATCAAGTAGAAGTTTCTGACAAATTATCACATGTTGTTACTGATCTCGAAGCAATTGGTGACATTAATGGCAAACCTACAACGTTTTACGATAGTGCAAAAGAAGCATATGAGCATAGAAGCAACGTAGACAACTTAAAACAGACATTAGAAACAAAAGTAGGGGAAGAAGACCCATACACTGCACAAATTACCGACCTAAATGAAACTGCTATTCAGAAAATTGACTGGGGTATTGTTAACGAGCTTACTAGTTTTAAAGAACACCAAGAGTTCTTGTTAAAGCTACTTACAAACAAAGATAGTTTCATTCGTAAGAAGATTATTGATCAAAACCTAGCATACTTAAACAACAGACTTTCATATTACCTTGACAAGATCGGGTTGCCGCATCAAGTTGTATTCTTAAATGACTTGAATGTTGAGATTACTCAGTTAGGACAAGACCTAGACTTTGATAACTTGTCAAGAGGCGAACGTAACAGACTTATCTTAGGCTTGAGCTTTGCATTCCGTGATGTTTGGGAAAGCTTATACCAGAATATTAATTTATTGTTCATTGATGAACTTATAGACAGTGGTATGGATACTGCTGGAGTAGAAAATTCGTTAAGCATACTTAAAAAGATGGCACGGGAACGTGAAAAGAACATCTATCTTATCTCACACAAAGATGAACTCATTGGAAGAGTTAATCATGTGTTACGAGTAGTAAAAGAAAACGGCTTTACGAGTTATGCAAATGACTTAGAGGTTACAAACTAATGGAAGATGACGCACATGACTTGCTTGTAAAAGCATATCTGGCATATTTTGCAGCAAATGAAAAATTTGAAAGACGAAATAGTGTACGAACACATCGCGCGGTACGAAAGTGCTTGCGTGAAATTCGTACGTTAGCAAAAGACCGCGCAGATCAAATACATAACCATCATAACACAACAAGGCAAACCAGAACTTAGGCAAAATAATTTAGGCTACGGTAAGTATACTCATGCAGTGGACTTACGAAGGCAACGAGATTGACCAAATACCAGACGACTACGAGGGATTTGTTTATCTTATTACTAACACCACTACAGGCCAGAAATACATAGGCAAGAAACTAGCAAAGTTTAAAACGACTAAGCCACCACTTAAAGGCAAGAAAAATAAACGTCGCGGAACTAAAGAAAGTGACTGGAGAGAATATTATGGCTCCAGTGATAGACTGAACGCAGATGTTGCTGCACTAGGTGCAGATAAATTCACAAGAGAAATACTATACCTATGTAAAGGTAGGGGCGAAATGTCCTACATAGAGGCAAGAGAACAGTTTGATCGCAGAGTGCTTGAAACAGATGAATACTATAATGGTATTATAAATGTTAGAGTCGGCGGATCAGACAAACTCAAACAGGCATTGCTAGAACATCACATGCAGGCAAAAAAATCAATTTAATCAGTTGACAGCTACATCGAAATCAACTATACTTGTTTATAGGCAGATTTAATATACAAGCTCAACAGGCATCCACAGGCAAACATTCCAACACATAAGGTTAGCGGGCCGGATAATAATACCGCTGTGGAAAAAGCTCTCGTATAGAAGCACACGTACATATTGATCGACTACCCAGAGGTAGGAAGCCACCAAACAAATTGGGCTCACTGGTTGATATAGATTGCATTGTTGGCAGTCGAAAAACACAACATAGTTCATAAAAACCCTTTAGCACTAGGAACGAAGCGAGGGAATATTGTACTATAGAGATTACATTAACTAGCTTAACGTATTCTCTATGTTACATAATGTCGACGGAGGATGGGAAAGGTCAGAGCCCATTGAACTTGTGTATAAAAATACCTCTTTCCAATGTCTCGGCTGTGACGACTCACATGAAGCTTAGATTAGACGGAATCCTTAAACAGGTTCCGTCTGACTTAAACAATCTACATGAAACTTAAACATTAATACATTCGTATTAATGCAATTATATCACATATACATTATCTAACTTATACGAAGTATGTGTAGTTAGAGCGTTAGCGATAACTTGTATTAACGAAGTTAATACACTAACTGATTAAAAAAGTAATAAATACTTTCATATAACATTAATGGATAAATCAGATGAAAATAAACGACTTACTTACTGAATCACAAAATATTGATGAGTTCGAAATACCTAACTTTGCTACTAAACAAGGCAGAGCTATTAATCGTGCTGAGAAAGCAGGAGCTGCTGATGTAAAGCAATCTGTTAATGATTTATCTACTGAGTTTGCAACACAACTAGGTACTCAAGGTAAAAAGTTTAATACTGCTACAACTGATGATGTTATTGCGTTTCTGAAGACTAAGAAAGTTGATACTAGTAAGATTGATGCTACTCAACCAATGGACAAGAAAAGAATTGGTGTAATTTTCAATACATTAATTAAAGATAAGATTATGGGTAAGAGTATTAGTGGCGGAAAAGATGCGCCTGATGTTAAAACTGATCCAAAAATGTTAAAGACAGTGTACGCTCAGACAAAAGCTGCGTTTTCTAAACTTAATATGAAAGAGAAAAAGAGATTGCTTGTGCAACTTCAAAAAAATATTGATGCTAAACCAACAGGCAAAAAGCCAGTAGCTTAAAAGAACGGCATTTGTGTTTTCTTAGTTGTTTCTAAGTTTTCTTTGATAAGGTCATTAAGTAACTGCCTATCTTCATAACTCGTAGAAAATCCCTCGTCAAGACTCATGCCGCCGCGCATGTACCAACAAAGCTTCATTACTTCTGATTTAATTTCTTTTTGTTGGTTTTCATAGTTCTTAACTTCTTCTAGGATCTGAGCCACCGGCCAAGCTAAGATCCTTATCCGAAAAAATTCGATTGATCGAATGTAATTGGAATCTC